TATACCTGGTCTGATTACGCCTGCGTTATCAGCTACATCTGCCACTACTCTAATGGTTGTTACAGTTAGCCTTGGTAAAGTACATAACCACGAAGGATCTATAGGATGTCGAATAATTCGAAGAAGTTACTCTGGCCAAAGTGGTTGGACGGAGACAGTTATAGGCGTAGGTGACTCAGCCGGTAATAGACCACAAATCACGTTCAACGCATACGGTAAAGCGATTTATAACGCGAACCATGCAGGTTCTTACAGCTTTACTTTTACTGATGATCATAATACAGAGTTTGGTTACTACCACTATAAAGTCCAAATTCAAGGTGAGAGTAGCTCTGGATCAGGAACAATGGTCAATAGAAGTTATGATGATTCCAATGAATCTCATATTTTCCGTGGAAGATCAATTAGTCACATCTGCGTTATGGAGGTAGCAACATGAGTTTAGATCATTTAGCCATATTGAAGGCATATCCAAACGCTGTCACTATTGATGATGGCACTGGTGTGTTCGACAAGGATGACAATCCAATTAGTCTTGTTCAATCTGACATTGATGCGGCAAGAGTAACTTTAGATGCTGAATTTGCTGCCTCTAAGTACAAAATAGACAGGGTTGAAGAATATCCTTCTATAGGAGATCAGCTAGACATGCTCTATTGGGACAAGAAAAATAGTACGACCACCTGGGCTGATGCAGTAGAAGCCGTAAAAGCTAAGTATCCAAAACCTTCATAGTCAATACACTTGAAGAACGGTTTTCAATACAAGTCATCATTGAAGTACTAAGGTAGTATATAAAGAGTTGTCCTTCATCTTCTACTGATGGTTGAACGTACCACTGCAGAAGTGGCGCAAGTATTCTCCGCTGCTGGAGATAGTGTCACTCTCATCAATAAGCTTGCTGCTCTTCCTTCTCTTACTGATAAGCAGAAGGATACAGTCAAGAGAAACGTAGAGCACCTTGAGATTATCAAGGCATATAAGAAGGAAGATGAAACCACATCCATCTGGACTTCTGAAGATTTCACAGCACAAGATGCTGCAGTAACCCTAGGAAAAACTAAGTACTAATGACTATTTCATCACCTTTGGAGCGTATAGCTCAACTCGAAACTGAAAAAGCTGAACTCGTTGGTAATTTCAATGAAGCCAATCAAGTGATTAGCAACATCAGACAACGGGCTGCTGAGATTGAGGGAGCTTTAAAAGAGTTAAAGGCTCTTGTTCCTGAAGAATCTGAAGCATCAGATACAGAGGGAGCAGTGCAGCTCCAAGGATAAATACCATTACTATGGTGTATTTAAATGCTTGAATAAAAGCATTTGTCCAAACGCTATTCATTTCATGAGAAAAGTTCTGGATACCTTAAGTGTAGTCTCCTTCCTTTTGGTGGCTGCACTTACTGGCGGTACAGTTTTTGGTTATCTATGGATAACGAATGAAGAAAACCAGGAAAAAATCAAGCAACAAGTCATTGAATCAGTAATGAGTAATGTTCCTATCCCTGGTGGGCTAACTGGACCAGCTTTACCAACCAAAAATCCTGGGAAGCCAAAACTAAAAATTCCTTCTTTTTAATTGAGCGAAATACCTGAGATAAGGGTCAACCCAGTACAGACTAGAGAAATTCAGGTTATGAACGCACCAGTTATTCGTGCGCCTGAGATCCCCATTTCAATACCTATAGGTTTTCCAATTATTGAAATGCCTTGTGTTGAAACTCGGCAAAGTAGTTATGAAAACGATGCATTAATAACGAATGATCCCAAAGGGAATGTCACTCTCTGTCCAGGGGGCGTACCAAGCTACAACTCAATGGATTACACGCCATCGAAATTTATATATTCACAATCGCCGCAACCCCAAAGACATCAAGAGTCAGAGATCCCAGCAGCCGACATTCCGACAACCAAGAAAGATAAGAATTGCCCGCCTCCTAATGCACAGAAAATTGGGACCAAAGTTCCTGACGGGAAGGGGACGAAGGAGATAATTAGTTATCAGTTAATAGGGAACAGATGTGTCACTCAATATTCAGAGGTTTCGTTTTCTCAGCAAATAGTTGATGCAATCCCCTCAGTTCCACAAGTGGTTACCACAACAACTATTACTTTGGTCGCTACTAGTACGGCATTAGCCACTCCACTCCTACTGAAAATAATCAAACCATTAGTCCAGCAAGCTATTAAGAAGATAAAAAAACTTATTGGCCGACCGGAAAAGGAGCTTTCCGATAGAGAACGAAGGGCTCGCCAAAGGGAGTTGACTTATGCAGTTCGGGTGTTAAAGAAAATGAAACGTTAGGTGTTTTATGTCTATGAGGTAAAACTTGTCCAGGTTTTGCTCTCACTATTACATCAGCGCATAAATGAAAAAATGGGGATTTAGGATGAAATTCTATGCCTTTCATTTTTAGACTTCCACATTCTTTTAACCGTGCGATATGCCAACTAAGTTGAGAATCTTTTAAGGCTTGATCTTGTCGTGCGATTTGAGCATCAGCAGCTTGTTTACATCTTCTCTGTAAGGAGCCGTCTAAAGGCATGCTAAATGTAAGGCTTGCTCCTAAGTTAAATGAATGATTATCTTTCTGACCTGTTCTATTTGATTGATAATGAGAAATGCTTCCATCGTCGTTGTAGACAGGTGCATCGTACCAAAATTCTTTAGGTTGTTGCCACGTATGACTATCAGTTACGAAGGGACTAAATGTTAACATTGGACCCTGACAAACTACATTTCCACCCATCGAATTTTGAATCAGGTTTCCATTTAATGTTTGAATTGCCATATTAGTCAGTGAAGCTGATGTATTTGCTACTGGAGCTGCAGTGGAAGATTGTTGTGCGTAAACATTTGATGAGTTAAGTAATATTATTGCGAGAATACTGAGGTAGTTTCTGTAACGCTTTCTATAGTTGTGGAACGATTTATTGTGGTTATGTTCGATAACCCTGGAGCGACATAAGTTTCGACATATTGAAATGCTTGACCAGGATTTGCGATGGTAGCATTTGGTTTTGTGGTTAGATCTGCACCAGTCCACTGATAAGAAGTCCCATTAGTTGTATGAGTAATAGTCGTAGGATCAGGGGCTATTGGTCCATCGAAGTTGATATTTGTTCCATTAATTGAGTATGTATGACCAGTATTGTAATCGTGGGAAACAATAGCTTCAGTTACATTACTTGTAGTAGTAGTAACTGCCGACATTGTTCCCGACGAAAAATTGGGCACAACTGGAACTGCTTGCACCGGAAGGGAAGTTAGAAACAATAATGTTAATAACTTTTTCATCTCAGATGATTAGGATGAGAGTTATAGAGCAGCATCAAGAACCCTAGAGCTAATGAGCCAGCAATAAAAATCTGAAGAAACATCATGGGATCAAAATGGTCGATAGTGTCAAAGCCTGGATGATGAGCAAATAAATAACTCATCAATCGACAACAGATTCAACTGTTGTTTGACCTATAGCTGTTGTTCCTGCACCACCTGCTACCACAGTGACCACTCCACTTGATAATGATGTGCCTGCAAGAGAACCAGCTACACCACCACTGCCAGTTACTGTTGTTCCTGATAGAACAGGTAATGAACCAACTACCCCACTACCAACGGTGGCAGAAGATGGAGTTGCATCACCAGCCTGATAGCTTTCGGTCAGCGAGAAAGCAGAACCTGCGGTCGTTACAGCTTTATCTGTGTGAACTAGGGCCGGAACACCTGATGACAAGCTTCCCAAATTCAGACCCCCAATTTTATTCGCAGTTGTGCTCCCGTCTGCAGTCACAGAAGGAGTTATGTTCGACCCTGACAATGCATAAGTGCTAGCAGCTCTATTGGTTGAGCTATAAGCAGAATCAACTGTTAACTGAGCTGACGATACGATTTTATGTCGCATATCAGCTTGCACTGGGGAAGCTAAGAGGAGAAGGACTAAAAATCGTTTCATGGTTGTTTTGGTGGAATCTTTGCAGGAGGTACAAGTTCAGCACCTTCAATCTTAATAGGGGTTTCGACTCTGATTGTTTGGTACGTTCCAGCACTTTGGTTGTTTGCCGCCAGCATTTTTTCAAGATCAGCTTTACTAACTCCTCCTCCATTCCCTTTGCTTTTTGCTGTAGACAGGCCAAAGGAACTAAGTGCACCAGTAAACACACTGGCAATGAAGGTTGGATCAAACGTTTGTTTAGGGAAACCAGGAAGATCAATGTACGCCAATGTGAGACAGAATCCTGACCAGATAACTATCCCCAAACGGACTGCTACACCTATGATCTGAATCTGTTCCTCCTTATCGGGAGTGATATCTTGAAGTTTGCCTAAGACACCACTTTTCTTTTTTGGTTTTTTGTCTTCAGGTTTTTGTGGGGCAACCTGTTGTTCCTCTGGCAAAATAACCTCCATTAATAGAAAACCAAGGTAAGACTAAATGGAATCTATTTGGGCGGCAATCATAGGTGCAGGAGCTTCTGCCTTTTTGATGATTCTTGCAAATGTTTCAAACAGACGAGAGAGAGATATAAGGGAACTATTTCACAGGATCAATCAATTAGAAAAGGACGTAGCACAAATGAAACCTGCTCCACAGAGAAATTGGAGACAGTAAAACCCCTGGCTAAATGTCTCGTTCGGGCCAGGAGTTCTATCTGTGCTTAAGGGGGTAAGCATTTGAAAAGTAACAAAATATTTTTTACTTGACAACTAGATCTAGTGTTATCCCAATAGTTTAGTTTTCTATGGATTTCTTAGGACAGGCATGGTTTTGGGTTTTAGTTGCAGCAGCGAGTGAGCTGATTGCATTAAATCCTAAACTTGAATCCAACTCTGTGATTCAAATGGGGATGAAAGCATTAAGATCGGTAAAGCCTAAGAACAGCGATTCGGACGTTAAATGAGTGAATTCGGAACTAAAAAATGGCGAGAAGAAAATGCTGCCAGAGTCAAAAGAATGAACATCTGGTACCAAGAAGACTGTCGAGATAATCCTGACCATCCACAACATGGTCTCTATACAGGGCTATACAAATTAGCGAAGGAAGGGAAATTAACTAAGAATGTTCTTGGAGAATAATTGCCACCAATTTCTTTTTAGCGTAATGACTAGTCGTGCCAGCAAGTTTTCTTAAGATCCTATTGGGTGTTTTAAACAGGAAATTTTTGTAAGATTCTTCATGAGTAGGTGATCGGTACACAAACAGTGATCCAATCAGATCAAGAATTTCCACCTTTAGACCTCCGAGATTTTTTTGATGCGTATGACAGGCATAACCCTTATATGTTGTCAGCAGTATCTAGGCTTTATGGTGAAATTCTTGAACACGCTCCACATTTATTAAAGAAAGATAGTGGTTGGTATCAAGATTGGATATGGGGTGGGAAGAGAGATTTAAAGACTGGGTTAAAGTTAAAAGAGTCGGAATGAGTTATGGCTTGGGCTGATTGGATGGTTGTAGAACCTTCTCTTGAACAAGAGCTTCAACTAGAAACTGATGCTCGTGCGATTATTGAAGACGATGACCATAAAGAGATTGCTAAGTTGTGTGCGACCTTAAGCAAACAGAACTGGTATCAACAACAAATCATCAAACAATCAGTTGGGAGGATAGGTGAACTGGAAGCAATGCTTGCTTGTATGGAGCCAACTCCTTCTAAGCCAAAACCACAACCTTGGTGGTCAAGAATTTTGGATTGATCTTACTAGTTTGGATAGCGCTCGACCTTCCAATCGGTTTTGGACTGATTGATCCCAATCTTCTTTGTCTAGGTTACATGCATCGTTGTATGCATCTTTATCGACAGTTTGACGTAGATACTCGTAGATTAAGTCTCTAATTAGAGCAGTGGGTTTAACTCCTAGAGTATTTTCTGCATGTTCAATAAACAACTTGCCCCTATTAGGAGCAAGAAGTATTTGAAGGTGTTTTCGATTTCCGTGGCCTTTCACAGTTCGCTAACTCCTAGTCTTTTTCATTACAGTACAACTTTAATAGATTAATCATCAAATGGAATCAGGGTCCATGTAATAGAAGGATCTTGCATGCAATGACGTTCCACGTTCTCTTTAGTTGGAACACCTGTAGGGTCATCATCTTTAGGCCAGAGAATCGTTGCAAAACAACGTCCTGGTCCCCATTCTTCAGGGTCCAATATAGTTGCAGGACGTGTTTGAACTGAATCTTCTACATCTGCTTCGATGTAGATCTCTTCTTTTACGGGGGCATACATCATGGTCTCAAGATGGACCTTGATAACCTGAGAGCTTGATGGAACGTCCGAATAGGAGGTGGTCATTGGTCTACATGTCTGTATTAAGATAATACCCTATTGATGCTAGATAGGAATCTAAATCAGAGAAATCTTTAACATTATGATGTGTTAAGACTGCAACGTCGACTTGCGATTCAAGAGCTGAGACAACTTGGTCTTCAAAGTCACTCCAACCTTTTTTTGAATCTGCATATTGAATCTGTTCAACAGCTGCCACTGTGTCATCGATATCAAAGATCGTATACCGCACGACAGCAAGGGGAGCTTTCTTGTCCCTGTGTTGATAGAAGGCTAGTTGGACAGGTCTTGTCATTCTTTCATGCGCGGGGGGATAGATTCAAAATGTCTCAGGAGGGGTAAATCACGCTCCACAACTGAATAATCACCTGGGACAAGACAGTAGGACAACCGATCTTTGTCCCAGGTAGCTTGTTGCATTAGAAAATGTGGGACATTAACCTTTTGTCCCAGAGACTTGTCCCACCTTAGATCCCGTTCCAGCACTGGAGAGTGTCCCTGATGGGACAACATTTTCTAACCCCCCACACGCGAGAACAGCTGTATAAGTGTTTTGAAGAGTGTTGTTTTCATTGTTCGTACGAATTA